AACAAATGGGGGTGGTTGATGGATTAGATAGGATGAAACTTATCAAGGCAAGTATTGAATTATTGAGTAGAACAAATGCATCAGTTTACATAGATATAGGAAATCCAAAATGGTTATCCACCACCAAAGCCGTAAGTTATTTAGATTTATGTGATGTTCACAAAATAAAAGGTTTTGCACTCAACACGAGTAATTATTATTCCACCACTACTTGCTATGATTATGGAAAAAAGATTTCAAAACGACTCAACAATACACACTTCGTAATAGACACATCAAGAAATGGTAATGGTGCCAATTCAGAACACTTTAATCCATTCGGAAGGTCGATTGGAGAGTTTCCTACCACACACACCTGTGATGAAATAGTAGATGCATATCTTTGGGTTAAAGTACCAGGTGAAAGTGATGGTAAGGTAAACGGAGGACCCAAGGCCGGTAGATTTTCACATCATTTAGCATTAGATTTGATACATAATAAAAAGTGAAAAAAAGGCTTGACTTTATCAAATATTCGTTGTATATTCCAGTATGAATAAAGAGAGAATAACTATGAAATGTGATAAATGTAAAAAATTAACAGCTGAAATTGAGTATAAGGGTGGGAATTATTGTACTTGGTATTGTATAAAGAAAAAGAAGGTAGAGTTACCTGAAGAGTTCTTTCACGAGTTAAATGGTATGTTAAAAGAACAACACGACTTTGATGAAGCTATGAACGGTGTGGGTATATACGCAGAAACTTACAAATAAATTAAAAAAACACTTGACATTGTGATCATTTTGTCGTAAGATCTAATATCAAATAAAGGGAATAAAAATGATAACACGAAACAAAAACGAATTTAAAGAGAGAGTTGATTTACTTCTTGAAAACATAGGAAAGAACTATGATTCTTGGAATGGTATAGAACCACCTCGTGAGATGGACGAATTAACTTTAAAGATTAAAACGGAAAGTTCTAATAGGTTTAAAGAAACTCTTAAACTTTCACATGGTAGGAAATATATTAAGGTAATACATGATAATAGTGTTTGGGGTTTTATCGCAGTTACTGATGGGATACTCAAAGGAATACCATACAAATTTGGTGATGTATTCAAAGCCGCCGGATGGGCTTCTCCAGCAAAGCATGTTAGGGGTTCTGTATTTTTAGATAGAACAGATTGGTTTCATTGGACTGGACCAGAATACTTAATTTAGAGGGATATTATGAAAAATCTTATTATATTATTATTATCTATATCTGTTGGAATTATGTGGTACTTAGATGTATCACCATCAGAATTTATTTATTTAATGGAAACATTACCAAACTACATAAAATATGAGGTATTAAAATGAACTACGAAGCAATATTAGAAATGTTAGAAGAAATAGAAGGTCAATTAGATGATTCTTTCAATAGCTTACCCGAATGGGATGGGAACTCAGATGGTTTGGGTTATTTAGATGGAGCAAGAAATGATTTGTATAATCTCAAAAATGAGATAGAACGATCTATATTGGATATAGATAAAGTTACATTGGATGAAGTATTCAACACACCAACTATAAATCCATTATAATAAAATAAATGAAAAAAAGACTTGACTTTATCAATTTTTTGTCGTAAGATCAAGTAACAAATGAGAGAGAATATGGAACTAATGAAACTAATTTAAAAAGCCCGCCCCATTAGGTTGGGATAAGAGTGAAAATGGTCTAAGGGCGTAAAGACCAACAAAATTCGTGGTTTAGACTTTTCAACGATAATTAGAAAAGTGTGGTGGTTTCGAGATTTCTACCGATTTGAAATCTCAAAAATTTAATGAGTGGAAATGAGAATGTCTTGTAAGGTTCGAATCCTTACCATTAATGATTTTTAAAAATTTGGGGATTAGGATGTTAGGTCATCACTGCTAGTTACCACATGATAACCGACTCTGTGGTTTTAAAACTTCTGGAATCCCCAGTTTTTAAAAAAAGCATAAAAAACCTATTGTTTGGTAATTAATGTGTATATATATATTAAATGGTGGTGAGGCTTTCTTACATATAACCGATAATTGTTAATTATCTAAAACTCACCACCTTTTATATATTAAGAATTAAGAATTAAAAAATGAGAATTTATTGGAACAAATATTATGGTTATGACGAAAAGTACCCCAGAGAATCTAATTACAGAGTTATATCGGCAATACTTTTCAATCGTTCTTTTCACTTGATTTTAATCTGGAGCAAATTACAATTTGTTCTTAGTGTATCAGAAAATCTACAAACTCAATGGGATGAACTGAACGGCCCACCAAAAAAGAAAACTTATCATTTTAAAATAATTTAGCAAAAAATTCGTGTTGTTTTTAAATGCAACCGATACTTATAGTTGTATATGAAATGTATACAATTAAAAAATAACAAATAAACATAAACAATAAGGAGATAACAAATGGATATTGAAGCCGTAAGAAAGCGACTAAGCCAGTTACAAACATCAACTACAAGAACAACAAACTTGTGGAAACCTCAACCAGGAAAGACACAAATCCGTCTTTTACCTTACAAACTAAACTCAGAAGTTCCTTTTATCGAGCTATTCTTTCATTATGATTTAGGTGGAAAGACTTTTCTTTCTCCGATATCTTTTGGCCGACCAGATCCGATTGAAGAATTTGCTGAAAAACTAAAATCAAGTGGAAATCGTGAAGATTGGAGACTTGGTAAGAAGTTAGAAGCAAAACTCAGAACTTTTGCACCAGTTTGTGTTCGTGGTGAAGAAAACCAAGGCTCTAAGTTTTGGGGATTCGGTAAAACCGTATATCAAGAACTATTATCAATTATAGCAGATCCTGATTATGGTGATATTAGTGATCCAGTTAATGGACGCGATGTCGTGGTTGAATTCCTAACAGCTGAAGAAACCGGAGCATCGTTTCCTAAGACTAACATCCGTGTTAAACCGAATCAAACACCAGTTACAGAAGATAAAGCAGTTCTAACTACTTTACTTGATGACCAAAAAGATATCCGTGAAGTGTATAACGAATTAAGTTATGACGAACTCGCAGAAGCTTTACAAGATTGGTTAAACCCAAGTGACGAAGATGAAGCTAAAGGAACAACTATCAATGTACCAGCAGCATCAACTCAAAAGTTAGAAAGTGCAGTAACAAACACTTCTAATGTAAATGATGCTTTTGACGACCTGTTTAACAAATAATAAAGGAGACATATATGTCTATATCAGCAAAAGATGAACTTGCACAAGTTCTTGCCGATAACCTTAATAAACAGTTCAAGGATACGAAGGTAGCCTATTTCTTAGATGGTTCAAATGCCACTCCAACTGATATCAAGGAATTTATATCAACTGGTTCATCGATTTTAGATTTAGCAATCTCTAATCGTCCTAATGGTGGAATAGCCGTAGGACGAATTACAGAGATAAATGGTTTAGAATCGAGTGGTAAATCTCTAATAGGAACTCACATTCTCGCAGAAACTCAGAAAAAAGGTGGACTTGCAGTCTACATTGATACCGAGACTTCTGTTAGTAGAGAATGGTTAGAAACTATTGGTGTAGATGTTCCAAATCTACTATATCTTCACGTTGAAACCGTAGAAGATATATTTCAATGTATTGAAAACATTGTTACTAAGATTAGAGAATCAGATAGAGAAAGGTTAGTTACAATTCTTGTGGACAGTTTAGCAGGGGCATCAACCAAAGTAGAAATGGAAGCCGATTTTGAGAAAGATGGATGGGCAACAAGTAAGGCAATTATCGTTTCTAAAGCGATGAGGAAGATTACACAAATGATTGGACGAGAGCGAGTAGCGCTCGTATTCACTAATCAGCTCAGACAAAAACTCGGAGTTATGTTCGGTGATCCGTGGACTACAAGTGGTGGTAAAGCATTACCATTTCACTCATCAACTCGTATTCGATTAAAGAATATGGGACAAATCAAAGATACAGCAAAAAATGTATTGGGTATGAAAACTCGATGTCAAATTATCAAGAATCGTTTGGGACCACCTTTACGCCACGCCGATTTCAATCTATACTTCGATAGTGGTATAGATGATATGGGAAGTTGGTTAACGGTTTTGAAAGAACATAAACTCTTGAAAATTGCTGGAGCTTGGTATACGTTAGAATACAAAGGTAAGGATATCAAATTTCAATCTAAGGACTTTGAGTTAAAATTAAAAGAAAATGATGGACTCAAAGAACACCTTTACGATTTAATCTGTGAAGTATCTATATTGAAATACCAAACGAAAGATATGGGTATTGATGATGTAGTGTATACAGATGAAGTGGTCGGTGTTGAATAATGGTAAGTACCTTTCTATTCTCGATGAGATAAAGAAACACGGCGGTAAAACGGACACAACAAATCCCAATGAAAAAGTACTGATAATAGATGGCTTAAATACTTTTATCAGAGTGTTTAGTGTTATACCAACTACTAATGAGGATGGAATTCACATTGGTGGAATAGTTGGTTTTTTAAAATCAGTTGGTTACGCAGTAAAAATGTTAGCTCCTACCCGTACAATCATTTGTTTTGATGGTACAGGTGGGAGTAACCGCCGCCGTAAACTTTATCCAGAATATAAAGCGAAACGAAGAACAGCAAAGATTAGACTTAATCGTGTAAATGATTTTGAGAATATCGAAGATGAACGACACTCAATGATGATGCAATTATCTCGTTGTGTTGAATACTTAGAGAAATTACCTTTGAGTATAATGTCCATTGATGGTATTGAGGCAGATGATGCCATAGGTTATACAGCAAAACAAATATTGCCTAAGAGTAATGTCGTTATCATGAGTACCGATAAAGATTTCTTACAATTGGTAAATGATAGAATTTCAGTTTGGTCACCCACCAAAAAGAAACTTTACAATCCTGAAAAGATATTAGAGGAATACAAGGTAACATCTAAAAACCTACTATTGAGTAGAGTTTTTGAAGGTGATACTTCCGATAATATTAAAGGAGTAAAGGGTATTGGTGCCAAGACCTTACTAAAACACTTTCCTGATTTAGGCACAGAAGGAAAGGTTATATCATATGATGATGTAATTAAAGAAGCACATAAACATCAAGGAGAGAGATTTTACAATCTAATACTTGATAATCAAGATACCATAGATATTAATCACAGATTGATGCAATTATCAGATGTGGATATTAGTGGTGGTGCCAAATTAAAGATTAACAGAATAGTAAATGGTAAAATACCTGAACTAAATAAACCAATTTTCCAAAAGATGTTTATGGAAGATAGGATGTTTGGTGCCTTGCCAAATATGGATAGTTGGATAATGCAAACTTGGATGCAACTCAATAGGTTTGCCAAAATAAACAATGGGTAGAAAAAAGAAATACTATACCGAAGAAGAAAGATTGGGTGCCCAACGACAATGGCAAATGGACCATTATGAGCGTAATAGGGCCAAAATTTTGAAGAAGGCCAAAGAACGATACAGATTAAAGAAACTTGAAAAGCAAAGAAATGAAAAACGGAGAAAGATGTATGGGGAACAGTAAACTAATCAACGGAGATTGTTTAGAAGAACTGAAAAAACTAAAAGATAATTCAGTAGATTTACTTTGTACAGACCCACCATACGGATACGGATTTATGGGGAAACATTGGGATACATTCCAAGAGAAAAAATCTACAAAATCTCAATCAGTAGGTTGGATGAGTCCAGGTATGACTAAATCTACATATGGTATGAACGAGTTCTTTGTTCCTATTTGGGAAGAAGCATTACGAGTTGTAAAGCCAGGTGGATTTGCATTTGTAATGAGTGCACCAAGAAGTGATGTTCAGACGGTTATGGTTCAGACTTTACAGAAAGCAGGATTTGATGTGAGTTTCACACCTATCTACTGGACATATGCAACAGGTTTTCCCAAGGCTATGAATATTCAAAAGGCCGCGGCAAAACGAGGTGATATAGACAAAGCAAAAGAGCTTGATGGTTCATATGCAGGATACCAACCAAAACCAGCAGTAGAAGTGGTGATTGTGGCAATGAAACCATTAGAACAAAAAGGATATTTAGACCAAGCACTTGATAATCAAAAAGGTATAACGTGGTTGGATAGTTGTAGAATACCATTTGCAGGTATGAGTGATGAGGATCAATTTGATAAAGATAATGTTGCTGGTATGATGAACTTTGATGGTAGATACGAAAAAGATAGTGGTAAAATGTATGAGGGTGGTTGGGATAAACCAGCACGAAAATCAAAAAGTGATTATGAAAAGTATGTAAGTGATAAAAATAATAAAGAAAATTATTCAGAAGAACGAGGATGGGATAAGTGGGGAGAAGAAGATTTCGGAGAAACACGGAATGCTCAAAATTTCACAACGGAAGATACATATGAACGAGTTTCAGCATTTGGAGATTCAAGTCAATCAGAAACTAAAGATGGTAGAAATTTATGGGGAAAGAAAGCCACTAAGAAAGTTAAAATTACAAAGAGAAAACCAAGAGAAGAAGATGCGGTATTTAAGACAAGTGGATTTGAGAATGAAGATAATAATATAGCAGAAGCATCACCACTCGGTAGATTTGCAGCTAACTTGTTGGTGAGTGATGATACATTGGAAGAAGATTTCAGTAGATATTATAGTTTAGATGCTTGGTGGGAAGATAGACTTCAGAAATTACCAAATGAGGTTAAACGAACATTTCCATTTTTGATTGTTCCAAAGGCGAGTAAATCTGAAAAGAATAGTGGATTGGAAAATAATATTCATCCAACAGTAAAACCCGTAACCTTAATGAGTTATTTAGTTACATTAGGTAGTCGTAAAAATGATGTAGTATTAGATCCATTTTCAGGAAGTGGAACAACAGGAATTGCTTGTGTGTTTTCAGAAAGGAACTATATACTTATTGAAAGAGAAAAAGAGTATTTTAAGATACTAAAGGCTCGAATTAAGAAGGCAAAAAACCCAGCAGGAATCGTACAACATAAATGGTTTTAATCAATGAGTGATAGATCAACTTTATCCCAATTCGGACACGTTTTCCAATCCAAGATAATATCATCTTTATTATCTGACAAGAAATTTATACAAACTATATCAGATATTTTAGAATACGAGTATTTTGATAGTGATGCCAATAAATGGATATGTAAAGAAATCAGAGATTATTTCTTTGAGTATAAAACCATACCAACTCTTGAGGTGATGAAAGTCAAGATAGATGATATGGAGAATGAGGTTTTACAGGTTTCAGTAGTGGACAACTTGAAAGAGAGTTGGAGAAATGTAAAATCAACCGATTTAAAATTTGTTCAAGAACAAACATTAGAGTTTTGTAAAAATCAAGTTATGAAGCAGGCCATTATGAGTAGTGTGGATTTGATTGAAGTGGGACAATATGACCAAATTAAAAAACTCGTAGATAATGCAATGAAGGCCGGTTCGGATAGAGATTTAGGACACGATTATATAATTGGGATAGAAGAAAGATTAACTCAATCGGCAAGAGATACAGTAAAGACAGGATGGGATCCAATAGATGAGGTTATGGATGGTGGATTAGGAGCTGGAGAACTTGGAGTTGTAGTGGCACCGGCAGGTATTGGTAAGTCTTGGTGTTTACAAACCATAGGTTCAGCGGCAGTTAGAGAGGGATTGAATGTAGTTCATTATACATTAGAGTTAAATGAAAATTATGTTGGACTTCGTTACGATACGGTATTTAGTGGAATTACAACATCAGATATACAATTCTATCAAGATGATGTGAAGAAGAAAATTGACGAATTAAAGGGAACATTATTAATTAAGTATTTCCCTACAAAGAGTGCATCAGTTCAAACTTTGGCATCACATTTGAGTCAAATAGAAATTCAACATCAAAAACCTGATTTACTTATAGTAGATTATGCGGATATTTTAAAAGGAGTGGGTACAGAAAAAAGACACGTTTTAGAAAATATTTATGAAGATTTAAGAGGTTTGGCAGGTGAACTGGATTGTCCGGTATGGACAGCCTCTCAGGCAAACAGAAGTTCATTAGAAGAAGAAATTATTGATGCAACAAAAGTTGCAGAAGCTTATTCAAAAGTAATGATAGCTGATTTTGTAGTATCGGTTAGTAGGAAAGTCGAGGATAAAATAGCAAATACAGGTAGATTCCATGTGATTAAAAATCGTTTTGGTCCAGATGGAATTACATTTCCATCAAGTATTAATACTAATATTGGAAAGATTGATGTGTATGAGGCAAATACTCAAGATGGTCAAGCCACACAAGGAAAGATGGACAACAGCCAAGAGTATTTACGGAAACAATTAGCAAATAAGTATAATAATTCTCAGAAAGATACTGGAGGCTTCGAGTAGAAGTGAATATATATTATACTTATATGAGGTACAGTTATAAAACACAAAAGAAAAATTGGGAGAAATCGTGAAGATGGAAAAATTTAAGTTATCAGAGAATTTTTTAAATAAATTTAAAAGAAAAAAAGCACCATTTGGTTTTAACGGATTGGGTGAATTAGTTTATATGAGAACCTATTCTCGTATTAAAGAAGATGGAAAAAATGAAAGATGGTGGGAGACGGTTCAACGAGTTGTAGAGGGAACTTACACCATGCAAAAAAATTGGATTGACCAACACCAATTAGGGTGGAATCCGTGGCAAGCTCAAGCATCAGCTCAAGATATGTACGAGCGAATATTCACTATGAAGTTTTTACCACCCGGCCGAGGACTTTGGGCAATGGGAACAGCCATTACCGAAGAAAAAGGTTTGTACGCCGCCCTAAACAATTGTGCATTTGTATCAACTAAAACACTAAAAGAAGATTATGCTAAACCATTTTGTTTCCTTATGGACGCAAGTATGTTGGGTGTGGGTGTTGGATTTGATTGTAAGGGTGCTGGTGAAATAGTTGTAAAGGGAGTTGATACTTCAAAAGAAAAACAAGAATATCAAATACCAGATACAAGAGAGGGATGGGTAGAATCCTTAAAATTATTATTAGAGACTTATTTTCACGGACAAGCACCAATCAAGTTTGACTATTCAATAGTTAGACCGGCCGGTGTTGCAATCAAAGGTTTTGGTGGGGTGAGTTCAGGACCCAAACCGTTAGAGGAAGTACATGAAACTATAAGAGGTGTATTGGAAAAGAATAGTGGAGAACCAATCACCACAACTACTATTGTTGATATAATGAACCTTATTGGTAAATGTGTTGTAGCAGGGAACGTAAGACGAACTGCAGAGATTGTGTTTGGTGAACCAGATGATGAAGAATATTTAGATTTAAAAAATTATAAAGTAAATCCACATAGAGAACAATATGGATGGACATCTAATAATAGTATCTTTGCTGAATTGGGTATGGATTATACAGAAGCGGCAGAAAGAATTAATGATAATGGAGAACCTGGATTTGCATGGTTAGAGAATATGAGAAAATTCTCTCGTATGAAAAATGGTGGGGATAATAAAGACCATAGAGTAATGGGTGGCAATCCGTGTTTAGAACAATCATTAGAAAGTTATGAGTTATGTTGTTTAGTAGAAACATTTCCAGCCAACCATGATTCTTTAGAAGATTATCAACGAACATTAAAATATGCTTACTTGTATGCTAAATCAGTAACATTGGGTAAGACTCATTGGAGTGATACGAATCGTGTTATGTTGAGAAATAGACGGATTGGTTGTAGTGTAAGTGGGGTTGCACAATTTATTACTCAAAGAGGTCTACATGAATTAAAAAATTGGTTAGAGACTGGATATGATACTATTCAAGATTGGGATAAGCAATATAGTGATTGGTTTGCAGTACCAAAGTCAATTAAAACTACATCGGTCAAACCAAGTGGAACAGTATCATTATTGGCAGGTGCAACACCTGGATTACATTATCCAGAATCAAGGTTTTATCTTAGAAGAATTAGGGTTTCAAAATATTCAGAATTAATAGAACCTATGATAAAGTCAGGATATAAAGTCGAACCTGCATTTGGTTCAGAAGATACAACTATGGTTGTAGAAGTTCCAGTTGATGTTGGTGAGGGAATTAGAACTGTAAGTGAATTATCAATATGGGAACAATTCAGTTTAGCAGCATTTATGCAAAAACATTGGGCAGACAACCAAGTAAGTTGTACAGTTACATTTGACCCAGAAACCGAAGGTAAAATGATACCACAAGTCTTAAATTATTATCAATATCAGTTAAAGGGAATATCTCTTTTACCGAGACATGAATTGGGAGCATACAAACAGATGCCTTATGAAGCAATTAATGAAAAAGAATATACTAAACAAGTTAGTAAACTTAAAAAATTATCCTTTGGGGTAATACATAAAGAAGAAGCAAACATAGAAAAATTCTGTGATGGTGACTTTTGTGATATAGAAATTATACCAACAACTGGTGATAATGACGACCAAGAGTATACAAATTAAGATTTCACATACAAGAAAACCAGCAGACAGGCAGTTGACACACCTGATAAAAAATGTGTCTTAACTAACAAAATAAGGAGAACGTTTATGAATAAACGGAATCTAATAGTATCATTATTGATGATGACAGGATTGTTTGCACAATCTATTGTTGGAGTTGTTAATAGTGGTGAGAACCCATTGATTGGAGCTAATGTAGCTGTCATTGGAACTGATAAAGGTGGTGTAACAGATGAATCTGGTAAATACACTATTGATGTCGGAGCCGAAGGCACATTCACATTAACTGCTTCATTCATTGGATATTCATCTACAACATTAGATGTTGTGGTGGGTGATATAGTTGGAACACTCAACTTCAATTTAGAAGAAGATGTTTTAACTATGTCAGCATTAGAAGTTTTGGCTTCTCGTGCAGGTGAAAATACACCTGTTGCACATACAACAGTTACAAAAGAAGAAATGGAATTTCGTCTTGGTAGTCAAGACCTTCCAATGGCACTTAACATGACTCCAAGTGTATATGCTACTCAACAAGGTGGTGGTGCGGGTGATGCTCGTATCAATGTTCGTGGATTTAATCAACGGAATATAGCAGTAATGATAAATGGTGTTCCCCAGAATGATATGGAGAACGGATGGGTTTATTGGTCTAATTGGGATGGTGTAGCAGACGCTTCACATTCTATTCAGATGCAACGAGGTCTATCAGCTGTTAATTTAGCTGCCCCTTCTATTGGTGGAACTATGAACATCATTACTGATCCCGCTCAACACGAGAAGGGTGGTAGTTTCAAACAAGAAAGTGGTGCAGGTGGATTCCTAAAATCTACTATTAATTACAATAGTGGTTTGATAGGTGATAAACTTGCATTAAGTGGTACAGTAGTAAGAAAAACAGGTAATGGTATCATTGATGGAACTTGGACAGATGCTTGGGCATATTACTTTGGAGCAAGTTATCAGGCTAACCCCGATAATAGATTCGAATTATATGCAATTGGTGCTCCACAGCGACATGGACAAAACCTTTACAAACAGAACATAGCTACATATTCGCAAGAATTGGCTGGTGATGTTGCTGGATATGATGTTGATGCTTTTGCAGATAGTGCAAAGTTTGAAACTGAAGCCGGTAGGTTTTTCAATCAAAATTCTGCACCCATCGATGCCTCATACAAAGGCCAGCAGTATTGGTATATGTATGGAGATAAAACATCTGATAGGTTCAGTACTGATTTCTTGAATGAAAGAGAGAACTTCTTTCATAAACCATTAGTAAATCTTAACCATTTTTTAACAATAAATGATAGAACTCGTTTGAGTACTGTTGCTTATTGGAGTGGTGGATCTGGTGGTGGAACTGGTACTTATGGTAGTGTTAAGA